CCCCTTGAGGGCCAGTGGCTCCGGTTAAGCCCATATCCCCTTGTGGGCCAGTGGCTCCGGTTAAGCCAGTATCCCCTTGAGGGCCAGCCGGCCCTTGTGGGCCAGCCGGCCCTTGTGGGCCAGCCGGCCCTTGTGGTCCTACTGTGCTATCTATGGTACACGTTATATCAGTAAGAGTAGTAACACAAGATATACCACTACCGGTAAAGTTTAGAGTATCATCATAAGGTAAAATGGTACCATCATTCCCAATGTATTTAACATACGCACCAGAAAAATCGCCCGTTAGTAGATATTCTTCTACTTGATCAATAGAACACTGTAATTGATTCCAATCTTTAGAGGTTACTACATATTTAGAAGGGCGTTCGACGAAGACATCTCGAGCATCTGGAAATGTACATTTATCCGATAGAACAGCATAGCTTGTAATAGGTAATAAACTAAGTAATATAGCGCCAATTAGTGCTTTAATGGTAATAACCTCCGAATGAACTTAGAGATTATTATAACATATTACATAGTTGTAAAGATATTCGTTGGGTTTGTAGAGATAGTATCTTCTGAGGAATTGGTCGAGGCTAAGATCTCTATAAAAGTCTGTGTTAAATACCCCGACCCGGCTAGTTTAGCTAAAATTTCTATATCCATTTTAGTTAATTGTCCATTACCCGCCATTTTAGAAAGAATTTCAGCGTTTGATTTGGTTATATATCCTAAACTTGCTAGAGTTGATAGAATTTCAGTATTAGATTTTGTAATTCTACCTAATGCAGCTCCTTGTTCAAGTAGTTCCCGCATTACTTGTGTTAAATAAGCACTTCCTCCCATATATGTAAGGATTTCGGTATTAACTTGCGTGATTAATGCTTTTGTTGTGATTAAATCATTTATAGTAAAACCATAGTGATTAATATACCCACCCAAATCCCCTGTATAAGTACCAGCGAAAGTAAGAAATTGATTGGCTAAGATAGTATCTGGAGCAGAGGTAGTATCCTCATACCATCCAGCGGTATTATGTGGAATAATAACAGATTGACTTCCAGTAACTCCATCTATAACAGGGTGAACCGTGACCGTATGCGTAGCTCCCCCTAAATTTAGAGCACCGCAATTAACTCTTAAATTAGATAGAGTTACATTATAGGGAAATATAGTTTCCACAGGAGCAGCGGTATTTGCGTAGTATTTATTATTTCCCACAAATGGTGTATAAAAAGGATTAGAGGGAGTCAAGAATTGGCAACCTATATAATTATTACCTGTTCCCATATCATAACTATTTGTAGGGTGTTTTACCGACATACCTAGATTGACTAGTTTAGTAGACTGCCCTGTGCCACTTCCACCACTAATGACATAACTATAGCAAATTAGATCCCCATCAGCTAAAGAGGTTGTTACTCCGGTGGTAACATAACGTCCACTTGTACTTCCAGCAGGTATAGCCAGATGTAAACTACTGGTAGTATTTCCTACTTCTAAATAGACATCCAAAGCGGGAGATGTTCCTGTTCCCTGTGCAGTATTAACATATGCAAATAGAGCTTCTGCTGTTCCAGCGGCCCGTACTTTATGTTGTGCTGTAGCGCGATACACAGATAATAATGGGTAGGATAGACGAGTAATACCCCCACGAGGAGGTATGACGTAAGAAGCGGTAGTAACCGCTGGTGATAGCCCTGTACTAGTAGATACTAAATTACCACCAGCAGGAGCCATAAAATACATTTCCCATTGATCGGTAGAGGTCTCTAGCTCACAAGAAGCTCCGGAAATATTAGTATATTTGCCGATTCCACCATTAGAGGTTAAAACTGTTAGGTTAATAGCTTCCCCAGCGGAGAAGGCTTGATCCGCTCCTGCACTAGTATAGACACCAGCAGCGGAGGTAGCTGCAATAGTTAATGTTTGTGTAGAAGAGGTAACCCCTGCAACCATTATGCTACAAGTGGTCCCTACAATAAGAGTAGAACTATTTACATAGAGTGTTAGATTACGTAGAGTACCTGCAAAAGGAGGGGTAAAAGCTACGTGATTTGGATTAGTAGTACTATACCCTAAATCACACCCCCCAACAATAGGGAGATAATAGGTTATATTTCTAGGAATACCGAACCCGAGGGCGGTAGTGGACCCCTCTATAAATTGACTACGCTGGATAGATTTAGGCATTACTACCTAGTTGTTCTGTATATTGCCGATTAGTTTCTTGGATTGCTTCAAATACTTCTATATCATTATCCCCTTGATGAAGGGGGCAATGCTTAATTACTTTAGGTGTAAATGCTCGAGTTTCTATAGGTGCGTCAATATCAAAATGAAGCTCAATTACACACGTACACGCATTAGGATAAAAAGTAGTAACAGCCATAAAAACTCCTTATGTAATCTGTATGCCGAATTCAGTAGCATCAATTATAGTCTTATCCCAAGCTGTAGTAGTTCCTGGTAGCGTTTCCCAGATTTCACTATAAGGCGCATATGAATCCGAGATTGCTTGAGGCGTACCAGAAGTATCCGCTGCGGAATATCTAACTACACTATTTACATAACGAGCAGATGTATCATCCTTTTTAGCTACCATCGCGACTTTAACAGCAAACACTGTTGCTGGGGTATAGGCAAGGTCAGCAAAAAGATAGGTATCTTTACCACTAGCTCCCGATACATAATCCGAATCGTTAGCTACCGCATCATCTACTAAGATTGAGTGTGTAGTCCCCGCTGAAGGCGTTAATCCAGTATTAGCACCATCTCCGGCTGGTAAGTGCCCGGTAACTTTAACTTCTCCTAAGAACTCTGTATTTGTAGTGCCCGAGGGGTCATTAGCATAGAAATCATCCCATCGGAAGATTTCATTACGACTCCCCCCGCCAAAGAACACAGCGGCAATATTAGCAGTACCTGCTTTTGTATCCCCTGTAAACGTAGCCTCACTTATGGTAGCCCCATCAATTCTAACGGCGGTAGTTCCAGTAGTGTCTCCAACAAAGGTTTGAAATTCAATATAATGCCAGGCGCCTGCATTTATTGTACGAGAAGATGTGGCGATAACTATACCACTAAAATAGGTACCACGTTTAATAACAAGATAACCTGTGGTACAGATAGTAAGACACGTTTGTACATTTCCTACTTCATCAGCAAAGCTAACAATAGGTTGTCCACTAGCCCCTGGGATCGATTCTAAATAGCACGCGAATCCTACAGTATATTGAGTGGCTGCGGGTAGAGAACGTAAACATTTAGTAGCATAACTTTGACGTATACAATTACCCCCTCTTCTATCGGGAGTATATACTATTGGATAACTACCACTAGCGGTATTTGTCCATTCTAGGTTAAAACTAGTTATACCATCTAAGTCAAAACCATTTAAGCGTCTATTCATTTCAATCTCCTTATCTTGTGCATTTTAATGATATCTGCACATCAGAAAGTGTGGCATCTGTCATCATGGGGTTTCGTATGCTTAATGTATCCCCGACTTGTAAGAGCACTTCCCCAGAAGTCGTAAATATTCCACTAGTTGATGCCGTAAAAGTAATATCTCCAATATCTGATCCATTTTTAAGTATATCATAATTAACAGTTCCAGTGGAGGCGGTTAAGGCTTCTGCAAAAGAACCGGCAAAAGAACCGGCACAAGTTGTCAGTCTAGGGGCTTTAACCTGGAAGAGTATTTGCCCATTTGAGGGCTTTCCAGTAAAGAACATATAGTACTCTACTGGATTACTTTTTTGTTCCCGCTCTAATCTATAAAGAGCACACTGAATTTTATTCCAATTAAGTTTTGATATAAAGGAATAAGCAGGAAATTCCGTCCATGTATCTTTAGAATCTGGATAAGTACAGTAACTTATCAATGCTGCCGATAGCGTAGTCGTAGTTGTGGTCGTTGTAGTCGTAGTAGTAGTGGGCGGTTCCTCGGGGATTAAAACCGGATCACAAACCGGCACAGTAGCTAGTATGGCGGTTGCCCCTCCAGAGTCATCTCCCCAACAATAGAGTTGTTTATCAACTAATCCAAAACCACAAACAACCGTCCCTAATTTAGACATAACTAACTTACTAAAGGTTTTATCCTGCAACTCTACTGGAAAATCAGTTAGGGCGGGACTTGTATACCCCTCTTCTCCCCAACAGACTACAGTTGAGTCGCTTTTTATTGCACAGACAGCGTTACTATTGGTAACCATGTCCAAATAAGCACCTTCTGGAATATTTTGGGCTTGATAGGGGTCTGATCCTCCCCAACATTCTATTCCATTAGTTTCTGTATTGTGTACACAAAAGGTTTCACCATAACCACTTATTTTATCAATAGGTGGGGTAGGGGTATGCTCTATTGGACTAGGTCCATCACTAGTTTGGACATGGGGGTTTCCCCAGCAATCTACATAGCCTTGTGTACTATTTGGTGTTTCAGGATGAATGCCACAAGCGGCTGCACCTATATTACCTGCTATAGCAATATAATCAGATGTGGGGGGTATTGACGGCTCAGTAAAAATAGGATCTCTATTTCCATACCAATAACAAGTAGGAGGATAACACTCTCCTAAAGTAGATTCAGCATCATACCATTCGGTTCCCCAACAACGCACCTCCCCCCCAACGTCTAACATACAGTATCCAACCCCCCCTTCAATAAGAAAAGAGGCGGGTTGGTATTCGGGTTGTTCGGTGATGAACTCCCCTTCCATAACGGAAGAATCTCCCCAACAAGTTAGTAGATTATAGTTAATATCAGTAGCACAATACGCGGCTATTCCCTGAGACCCCACGGTAAAAACCTTATTATAAAGTCCACCTGGAGGTAGTAGTTCATCCACATATGCTGGATCTCCAAAACAAGTAATAGTGTGGTCTAATTTTATCACACAGGCTGTTCGTTCATTTATAGCTACATCAAGAAAGCCACAATCAGTAGCAAAACTAATAGTAGGAATAAGTAATAGTAGAAATAATTTTAATACTAATTTCATTATCTTGAACACGCAAAGCTAAACTGCACCCCAGCAAGATTAGCATCTTGGGGATTCGGTGCAGTAATTTTTAGGGTATCGCCAGCGGCGAAGGTTTGGGAGCCCGTTAAAGAAATAACGCCAGTAGCTGAAGTTGAAAAAGTAATAGTGCCAATACTGCCCGCATTTTTATAAACAGTGTAAACAGCGGTACTAGCGGAAGCTGTTAGCGCGGTAGCGTAGCCCCCCGAAAAATCATCGGGGCAACTTATCGGTCGAACGAATTTGGCAAAGAAAACGGTTGTGCCTGCTGTTGGCTTGGCGGGTTGAAAGTAGAAGATATCTACAGGCCCCGAATAGGATTCTAGGGCATCTAGGGCACACTGCACTTTATTCCAGTCGTTTGCGGTGACTAGATAATTAGCAGCCCGTTCTGTGAAGGTGTCTAGGGTGGTTGGATAGGTACAATGGTCCCCTAGTGCCGCTAATGCCAGCGTAGGGAAGGCTAGAATAGCCAGAACAATAATGGTTTTTAGGTACTTTTTGAACACTTAATACTCCTTGGGAAGAGTCCCCAAGGAGTATTATAGCATAGGGTTAACTGGCGTAGCGGGTATCGTCTTTGCGTAAGAAACTTAGTGTCTTAATCATTTCTCGTTTAGAATTCATAGCTTGAACAAGCCCATAAAGAATATCACGTTCTTTTTTTAACTTAAACTTTTGCTCTGTTTTAGTGGAGACTTCTTTATCAGCAGTCACACAATTTTCGACCAATTTATCTGTTGGTTTTAAACCATTATCGAGCATATCTTGTCGATAATATAGATATTTAGAGGCTCGTAACCCCTCTACCCCCTCCGAAAAAAGAGTATAACGATTGTCTGCTTCTGAATATAGATCATAGATATAACAGAACTTCTCTGGAAGAGTTAAACATTCCCCCTCGAGATCATCTGAATTGATTTTTACATACTCTTTAATGTCGTTCATTGTCTAATATTACCTCTCCTAATAAGTATAATACATACCCTACATTCAAAATTACAGTTCCTAGAAATCGAATTCCAATTTTCAATTTCAAACTCGTTTCAAAATTTTCAGTTTTTTGTTTAGTTTCATCCTAAATCACATTTCCCAGAGGGGCAGGAATTATCAACTACTTCATAATCTCCCCCCTCTAAAGCTAATTGTAAATTCTCTTCTGTTAATTCTATAGATGAAAGGGGTTCATACTCTCGACTTCCTTGACGATATATCGTTGTTCCTTTTAAGACTAAGGCGTATTCTAACATTAGATCACTAAGTTGATCTTCTGTAAAATCAGCCGGTAAATTAATTGTTTTACTGACAGCTTGATCAATAAAGCGCTGAGCAGCTTCTTGAATTTGAAAATGCTTTTTAACAGGAATATCATAAGCCCCTTCAAAATGTTTGAGTTCTTGGTAAGTAGCTCCATTATCTACTGCTCGTTGAACGGTTTCGTCTATTACATAAGAATACTTACGGCCCGTTGAGGACTCATCAGAGAAATAAGTACGTTTAAAAATAGGTGCAAAAATAGACTCAATACCAGACGAAACACCCGCAACAAGAGAAGTCGTTCCAACAGGGGGTTGAGAATTACAGGCTACATTTCGTATTCCATACTTCATAATTTTACGGCGGATACTCGCTGGAAGCGTTTTACAGAAGCCACTTTCTAAGTGTTTTTCTGCATCGAATTGTGGGAAACTCCCTTTTTCTTTAGCTAGGTCTATCGAGGCTAAGTAACTCGCATTTCGGAGTTCTTCGTAGCAGTGCTCAATAAAGGCGATACCTGCTCGACTAGAGTATTTAATACCTAATTGTAGCATAGCACTATGAAGGCCAGTTAATCCAAGACCAATTCGCCGCTCATTCATTAAGGTTTCTTTAATTTCAGGAAGAGGATAGTGGTTAATAGTAAGAACATTATCTAGAAATCGAATTCCAAAACTGACTGCTTCGTGGAAACGATCTAAGTCAAGTCCAGTAGCTGTTACAAAATTAAGTATATTTATTGAGGCTAAACAACACGCGCTTTTATCTGGTAAATAAATCTCCCCACAAGGATTAGCCGTAATTAAATTATTAAAATAATAACTATTAGATAATTTATTCGCTAATTCTAAATTCATTAGACCTGGTTCACCGGATTTTAGGGCATTCTTAATCATATAATTCCAAAGCTCTCGAGCTTTTATGCTCTTAATTGTTTTGTTCGCCCAAACCAAATCCCAAGACTTATTTTCTTTTACAGCTTCTATAAATTTAGTAGTAATTTCAACGGAAACATTGGCATTATTTAGTTTTCCTTTATCTAATTTATGCTTAATAAAATCCTCTACATCAGGATGATTTACTGGTAAGGACAACATGGTCGCAGCACGACGGCCACCGCCGATCTTTATGGTATCTGCTACTGCGTTGATAACATCCATGAAAGATACACTACCAGAAGATACCCCTCCTGCTTTAATAATAGGAGCGCCTTTATAACGAATGGGCTTAAAGGATATACCTACGCCGCCACCGGTTCCGGATATAATAAGATAATTTTTAATTGTTTCGCCAATAGCCTCCCTTGAATCATTAATGCCTAGCACAAAACAATTTAAGAGCTGTGCTTCGGGTTTTCCAGAATTAGCTAGAATTCTTCCTCCTGGAAGAAGGTCTAAATTACCTATATAATTGTAACCATTTTTAATAAACTGTTCTCGAGTAATCGGATCAGTTTCTGCTTGTGCAATATAGTTAACTACTCGTTTTGTGGTATCCTCCCAGGTATTTTCTGTGGGGAAAGCATACCGTTCTTTATGGATTCTTTGACTTAATCCGGTTAATTTTTTCATGTAAGGCTCCTAAAATTTTGGTAGATGTTTATTATAGCATTCTCTTTAGGATGCCTACTATCTCATTTCGCGTATATTGATCAGCATTTTTGACAATTTTAGCGATCTTCACTTTAGCGGCTATCCATTCTGTAGTTGCTGTTATATTTAAAGATATATCTTTAATGCATTTAATATTTCTCTTAGCCATGTTATTCTGTAACCTTTACGCGGTTTTTTCCGAATCGTTTTTTAAGTTCTACTACTAAAGGATCTTCCGAGGTATCGTAATAAATAGTAAAATCCAACCCCCCTAAAGGATTAGTATCTAAATTAATTCCTGTTAATATTCCCTTCTTTTTAGTTGGGATGAGTTTCATAAAGGTATTCATAAATTCTTCAAAAGAACCTGCTTCTAAGGGTACCGGTATATGTTTCTTTATTTTATCGTGTATCATTTTATCCTTATATCATATGGTAGATTTTACAACTCTTAATCTCTAGCCTATCAAGAACTTTATTTTTAGTTAGAAAACGTCTTTCTTTAAGAAAGTCTTTAACTTCTTTTATCGTTGGTCGATTCCATGAGTATAAATAATTAGTTCGACATATTACTATAGGTTCGTATTCAGAAAAGATTTCTGTCTCTATACTCCAAATATGGCTATCACTAACATCGTATTTATTTTTAGATATCATTTAGTTTCACCCTTAACGTAGAAGGTTACTTCAATATAATGTGAGTCAAAAGTTCTACAATAGAGATTGATTCGTTGAATTTTTACGTTCTTGTAAAGCTTTTTAACTCGGTCTATTTCTTTAAGAAGACTATCAAAGTCTTTAAAATTACATTCTATTTTTTCTAATACTGTTTTAGTTACTAATCTAGGGCCACCCATTTTTTACTCCTATTATCGATACATAGATTCTGAACAAGGTGAGTCATAATGATTTAAACCTGTAGTAAAAAAGCTATATGCTTTAATATCTTCGATATGTCTAAACCAAAACTCCGCATCAGTCTTAATACGCACATCTAGTGGTTTAAGTCTAGGTAATAATCTACTATGTAACCACCAAAAATTTCCACTAAAATGATTTATGTGTCCGGTATACCATTCAACCCCACATACATCATAAGTATCTAATTTCTCTACACAATCCGGCCATTTTTCAATATTATAGTATTCCATAAGACGCCGCCAATCAGCGATATTAGATTTAAATTGAGGCTCATGCCTACTAACTCCTTTTGTATGGAAGTAGAGGATTTTATGTTCTCCTTTTAGATCTAAGATTCTATTGATAGTAGTATTTTCATACTGGTCTTCTTTATTATTACAATATAGAATATTGAACTTACCTGGTAAATTTAAGGTATATGGTTGCCTTCCCGTCATACCTATATATAGGTTATCGGCTGCATCATACAAACCAGAATCTTTAAGTAATTGAATTTGTTCATTATATGTTTTCTCCCAACCCTTTGTTTTATATACATGATAAAAGACTGAGATCATTTTCGTAATACTCCATAAATAGCTAAACTAAATTCGACTAAATTATTGATTAAAGGGGCTGGAGAGAATCTATAAAAAGAGAAATAGACTATCCAGCAACTACAACACCAAGTTAATACACACCAATACCAAAGAGTCTTTTCTGGCATAGTGATAGAATACCAATAGGGTAAAACCCCTATAAAGAAAAAGACTAGATCAGGCGTATATCGTTTTATCGTACTTGACATCATCTAATTCCTTGAGATTCGCCCAATTAGTTCCTATTTCTAGATCCACAATCATGGGGATTGTAAAAAATTCTGGTTTGAAAGTTAGTGGTTCAACTTCCATAACTGTTTTAATTATGGGAAGAACCTGTTCTATTTCATCTTTATGCACATAGAAATTAATACTATCATATACCTGTCCGACCATATACGACTTAAATTTACGTTCCTTAAATATTTTTGATAATTTAATCATTGCTAAAAATAAACAATCGGCACTTAATGATTGTACGGGAGTATTCACTCCCAGATTATCAAGAGTCCATAATTGTGACTTGGTTGGGTTTGGTGGGTATTGTAAGTAACGTATTCTCCCAAACCCTGTACGGATACTCTTATTAGCTCGAGCCGAGCGCCGTTGCTCCTCTTGCCATTCTTTTAATCTATGCCATTTATAGAAGATCGTCTTCTGAATATATTTGGCTAGTACAATCATTAACTCTTCACGTTCATCAGCACGTAAAAAGTTGCGATCAGTAACGTTATAACGCACACAGGCGGTATCCAAGGCTGATAATAGTTCTTCATCTGATAATGCTCCTTCTTTTTCAATTTGATTCGCTAGGGTTTTAGCTCCAGCCCCAAATACACCCCCAAAATTCGTAGTCTTCCCGATCTTACGCATATACTTTTCTACGGCGTCGATATCTATACCGAATATTAACGATCCTGTATAAGCGTGCATATCGAGTTCCGCCAGATAGGCGTCTACAATACAAGGATCTAATGAGTAGTTTCCTATATTTCGTAATTCAATTTGAGAATAGTCCGCAGAAACAAACATATAATCCGGTGGTGCTTCAAAGGCAGACTTAATCTGCAAGTGCTCTGGTAGATCGTATTCAGCAGGTATATTAGCTAGGTTGGGATTTGAAGAACTCAAACGACCCGTTTCTGTACCGTGCAGCATATAGGAACTATACACATACCCAGTAGCATCTATATGCTTAATCATCCCATCTATATAAGTACCAATTAATTTATTGGCTTTCCTAATAGTTAGGATAGCTTCTAGAATTTCATTGATCTTTTTATCACGTTTATAATAGGAAGCTAATCTATGGATTACCTCTTCATCTGTAGAGTTTTGTCCACTAGCTGTAGGCTTCATAGTCTTTAGTTTTAGGGCATCAAATAATAAGAATTGAAGTTGTTTTGGAGAAGCTATATTTAGAGTTGGGGTGTGCTTAATCACGTGTTCATTAGCATAAAGAGTTACTATAGCTTTCTTTCGTAGATCTTCGTAATGTGTCTTAATATCAAGTAGTCGTTTTTTATTTACGTACATCCCACGTTTACGAATATCAAGAAATACTCTATAACTGGGCATTGTTATCTCTTTAAATACACGTTCTAATGCTTCATCATTAGCTAAAGCTGTTGCAAATTGTTGCTTTAGTCGGTAGGTCATATCGACATCTACACAACAGTATGTTCCCAGAACATCATAGGGCACTTCTCCATAAGAAGGAAATACAGTAGGCCCAAGGTGCTCATGGATAGCCTCTTCATATCCACCAAACGTTGTATACATATTTGTTAGGTATTTTAGGCTATGTGTCCTAGCGGTAGGGTCTAAGACATGGTGAGCTAACATGGTATCAAAATGAACATTCTGTACTTCTAAACCATTAAAAAAGTGATATGCAGCAAAGCTATCATACATCGCGTTATGCGCGACTTTCTTAATGGGGGAACGAAGAATCTTCTTTACGATTTCAGTAGAGCGTTTAGCTACAGCCGGGTCGATTTCCTTATGGTCTAATGGAAGACAGATAGCCCTTCCTGGTGCCCAACAAAAACCAATACATAATAATTTATCCTGTGGGTCAAAGTAGTTATAGACTTTATCTAAATTAGTGCAAACCTCAAAGTCAAAAACTAATTCTGTTGTTTGCATTAAAAGCTTTTCTGCTTTATCTAATTGATCCATACGATCAATTACAATATATTTAGCATCGTTAGGATAGGTAATCCCAAGTAATAAATTATTTACCTTTTTAAAGACGGCTGAAAATTCTCGATATTCTTTTGGGGTCATTCCCAACAGGGGGTTCTTTACCGAGATATAGTATCGTTCATCTATTTTAGAGATGGTATTTAGATTGTTCTTATAGTCTTTATCCCACGAACCTGTGGTTACATATTTAGCCAGTTTCCCTATATTGATAATAACTTTGGGCTTATATAGTGCTAGCTCATTATCTATGTGTTTTCGGCAATCCCTAAGAAGGGAACGTAAAGCTTTATCATCTCCGTGCCACGAAGAGCCTAGACCGGTACAACGTAGCGCTGAAGTGTATCGTACCTTACTTAGAGATATTTTTGACTGCGTCAAAGCTGTTTTAACAGTAGTAGGGAACCTGTTTAAGTCAATACATTCAGCGGTATCAAGGACAATAAGAACTTCGCATTCCTCTGTTGCTCCATATCCGTCTACACAATTATCCTGTGTAACGAGATGCATAGGGCAGTCTTTACACCCACTAACTAACGTAACAAATCGTTCTATTTCTGCTGTTGCCGAATCTTTTGCCATGTGTCTACCGATATAAACCTTCGTTTTCCTTTTAGATTATTGTCAATTAAATAGCGTTGGTCTCTAGTTAAAAACTTATGTGTGAATTTAATTTTCACACGTCTTTGGTATCCCGCATTCTCTAAGAAAAATAATTTAGTTTGTCTATTCCCATATAAAAGAACTTTGTTTATTGTTTTGATTTTATATTTCCTAAATTTAGGAAATTTCCAATCAAGTATCTCTCTAGTTTCTTTAAGTGTATGGTGTTCAATAACAAAGAGTAAAAAGAACTCTTGTTCTGTTGGGGATAAAATCTTTTCATAAAAAGCTTTAAGTCCAAATAGTTCCCTAATTTCTACTTTTGGTTGAGGTATAACAGGGTTTCTAATCTTTTGCATCTAATATAGGTACTACGTCATATATTGACGCGCATTGTTCACTACAAACCATAGAATTATCACACGTATAATATGCTTGTGTATATTCAAGGCCGTGTATAGAATAACTAGGATCATTTGTTTTCGATGGTTTATGGTCGCAATTTATAGCTTTGCCACATACAATACAACAATGTTTAGCCGCTGTAGCGTCTTCTGCACATTTCCAACATATTGAAAACCATGACGATATTTTTCTATGTTGTCCCATACAGGTAGTTCAACGTACCTTTTAATGTATAAGGATACGCGGCCTCTAATGCCTGCCCTATTTCTTTTTGTGTCATGCTTCCGGCATCTTTCTTGTTACCAGTAGATACTAACTTGATTTCAGGAATATAATCTTTTAATACTTCGGCTATATTAAGAGCGAAATTTTTAGCATCTAAATCTAACATGATATAAACTAATTTAGGACCAGCTTTTTTAATTAAGGTAGCTTGTTCTTTCTTTAGAACTTTCCCTAAGAGGGCTACACCATTATCTCCTACATTAATAGCATCAAAAATACCTTCGGTTATAATGATTGTACTCTGTCGTTTTAAATTGAAAACTATAGCCCTATTTGGTACCGAGGGGTTTAAATAGCGCTTATTATAAATATATCTAGCAACATAATAGACCAAGTCTTTATTATCGAACACAGGAAGTACAACGCAATCTTTGTACTTTCCTTCTGGACAGTAGCCAATTTTATACTCTATGATTTTTTCATAGGGGATCTTCCTTACTTTAGTTAAGTAATTTAGACAAGCTTTTCCAGACGAATACTTAGAGAAGTCTGTTTCAAAATGATCAGGAAACTTTAGCGGGGTTCCCAATAGAGATTCCTTAAACGTTTTTTGGGCTAGTAGATCCTTAATTGAGTACGCATCTTTTGATGTTAACCCTAGCTTCTCTAGACCCCAGCCTTTATATTCACAACGAAAACAATGAAATACCCCCTGTAACCTCAAGGAGCTGTTGAACTTCTTGGTGTTAACATATAGGTGTTGATCTGTATCCGCTTTGCCTACCCGTTTACTGCATGCTGGGCAATTAATACGGTACTCCCCATTAGGTTCTATCTTTACGTCTCCGTAAAGCTTTTCTAGTTGTTTTATGTATAGATCCATTATCTAAGTTCTCGGATTTCTTTCAAAAGGTCAATCAGTTTAGTTAATATTGGTTCTTTGTTGACATTCTCTAGTGTATCAACATCTCCCTCTAACATTAACCAATAGTTAATTGAATCCTCGAGTTCTTTTTCAATCTCTAACGCAAAATTTCTTCTATCTGTAATAGGATTAAATGTACCATACTTTCGTTCCGCGAACTCCATTTTGTTCATACATTTATTGATTACCCAAAAAGGCGCGTCGTGCGCCGTAAGCTGGATAACCCAAGATTGTTTTTGTTCATTAGTCATTATGCACTCTCCAGATTTTAGTTTTAAGTTCTTTTGGTACGGTAAACCATGCATTAGTGTGGGGATGATTTACGAGGTAAACCATTGTTTCCGGGCTAACTCGAGCTATCTGCATCGCTTGAATAGGGTCGTCTTCATAAAAGGATTTGATATACATAGCCTTAGCTATATACCCCTTTTCACCTACCCCACAAATAACGTGGGGATCAAACGATTCTACATAACGATTTAGCCACGCTGTTGTTACCTCTGTTAGCCACGGAGGTCTACGACTAATTATGAATATCTCTACACCCCGGCTTTTTCCATGGAAATTGAGGGCTGTAACCAGCGGTAGTGGTTTTAAGTTAAACCAAAAATCAGTATCCATAGCCTCTAATAGACTAGACTGAGTCTGGTATATAGTTTCGGAATTCACAATACCGTATCTATCCCGAGCAGCTTTAGTAATAGCAGATTGGTGATCTGCTAGTACATTATCAATGTCATAAGCAATTCGCATTAGTCCCATACCTCCTCAATATCAGTATATGTTAATGTAGGAAAATCTTTCTTAGCTACTTTTATAAAGTCAACAATATCATCATATTGATCAAAAGCATAAATAATACTTTGTTCATTAACTTCTCCTACCGAGATTGTAGATCCAACACTTTGGCCGTTGTAGGTCTCTGCCAAAAGTTCTAAACAATCATCTACAGGTAGATCAAAAGGCTCTTCTAAATTAAGGGTGATTGTAGTTTCGTATATCATTCTTCTTCCTCTTCTTCATTTGTTAAATTTATACCATTCAAAGAGACTTCATCCATATAGCACTTAGAAAACTCCATTTTGAACCCTAGCATTCCCCCCCTTGCTGAATGTCTACTTTTAAGAATGTCAAAAATCATTAGTAGTTCTTCTTGGGTAGAACATACTGAGTTCATTTTAAATGGCCGCCGAATACCGAATATGTAATCAGCAGTAGCCGCTTTGCTCCAATCTTCTGCAATATGCGTGATATTAAGAGCATTTGGTTTTTCTACTATCTTTTTTGTCCTAAAGTTGAAATCATTGCTTTCACCTGCACGGTTAGTTTGACTGGCAGTAATAATAGGTATCCCAGCAATACTCGCAAACGATCTGATATGCTCATATAGTTCTCCTAATTCAAAGCGTTTATCTTTTCTATCTCGAGGCGGTTTTAACAAATCTGCGTAGTCTAGTAAAATTAGATCTGGTTTTAAACCAGTTTCTTTAAGAATGTTATAATGCGCTTCTATATCTAAAACACTAGCTGTTTTTGCCGGGAAATATTTAATATATAATTTTTTATTGGTAAAAATATTATAGTTTTGTAATATACTTACAACGCCTTTAAACAACGTAGGATTACTTAGATCATTAATACGGGTTTGAGTCATACTGGCTATGTATCTATCCATAATGTCGTCTTCCGGCATTTCTAGGGAGTAATGGAGTACAGAAGCCCCCATACTCATGTAACTACGCCCAAAGTTAACTAGGGCGGCTGTTTTGCCCCTATTAGTAGGGGCCATTAAAACTACGAGTTCGCCTGCACGTAAGCCTCCGCGCACAACCGTATTAAAGTTACGATAAGAGCAGCTAAGGCCATTCCCAAAATCATCCTCTTTAAGGAGGAGTCGCTGCATGAAGTCATCACTCGAGATTCCCAAGTTCGTAGTTTTGTTCTTGATATTTGCAATATCATTAATTTTCTCCCGAAGGATTTCTATATCAAGATTCTCGAAGCCATTAACCGCTTCCCAAATAGTCTTACTTAGTTCAGCTTTTTTGATAAACTCAATAATGAGTTTTTCGACAAAGTCGGCATTGGGGGTAAGGTTATCATAGAAATACTTTATATTCTCCTTTAACATCTCTACTATATCACTATCTGCTCCATGCTCTTTTACTATTTGCAGATTAGCTTCTACGGCATTAGGTAACCTCTTAAAAGATAAGAAGTAATCATAAAAAGCAATAAATAGGGCTCTATGTTGTACAGACCCAAAATAGTTAGGTTTTAATACTGATGCATATTTAGCAGCAAATACAAAATCTCTATACAAAAGATGCAGGAGATTCTTTTCAAAACCCGAATCGAATTTTTCAGATAATACTGTTGGGGTTTGTAATGGCATATTAATATAGAGAGCCTTCTTTATGCCAAGGGGAGGGCATTACTCCATTTTGAAATGTATCTATTACGTCTTCATAATAACGTCTTGTTAAGAAGTGCTCCATATCCAGTTTAAGACCGTATGTTTTTATATACTTCATAACTCGTTGTAGTGGGGCATCAGTGTGTTTAATTTGCAAGTGTTTATTATTGAAAGCTGCCACCGCGTTTAGTTTAGCTAAAATACCGACGGGGGTGTAGATCATTTGGCAATTAACTAAATCAAAATTTTCACATATATCTATTTGTTTAGGGGTAGAGACATCTAAAAAATTTTGTAGACAAGATTCTTGTTTTACGATATTAATTTTTGGATTGACTGCCCGAACTGGAAATTTTGATTCCTCTTTTTTATATACTCTTTGTAGATGAAAGCTTTTAGGTGTTTCTAGGACTAGCTTATATTTACGCTCTGTAAAATGTGACATAAGAAGTCGTACATTCTTCCTAGAGGAGAAGATATCAATATCCGATGCATATAACTGCTCATGCCCAACAAAGGAGCGGCAAACTGATCCCCCAGCAATAAACAGTTCTTCTCCATAGGTCATATAGTATAGAGGCATAAAATCTAATGCCTCTAATGCCTCGGGTAGCGCTTTACCTATTGCTTGATCTTTTGGAAGATAGTCCCAAATAGGTCCATTCCATTCACTTTCCGTCAATTTTCTTATACTCCCTATACCAAAATTCGGAGCCAACTTGTATGGTTGTCTGATGTGAAATTGTCAAAGCACGCTCTAACCGTGTTTGTGCGGCGGTGGTGGTGTCGTATTCCTGCATATAGTGGAGGGCACCTATTGCAGTATACATCCCAACACCAGCAGCGCAATAGGTTTTTACGGGAAAAACGGTTAGGTCACCCTGTACCCACCAAAGCCCTTGCCCACTTACTACAATCAATTGCGTTGGGAAATATTTAAAGTCGGTTTCTTCTGAAACCACAACTAGATCGTCTCCTATACAGGCTTCTAGTTTTTTACAGAATGCCCAAACATCATCCGTTGTTTTAATCCTTCTACCTATACCAGCTTCTTTTATATAGCGCTGGATTTTAAAGTTACCGGCGTATGCCACACTCCAAAGCGGAAAATCTACTACTTTAGGAGGAGCATCTGATTTTAAACCATCGTCTAAACTAGAACTTAACATATCACCACCGATAATATATCCATCATTATTCACTATGCCTACAATACAAGTCATAAAACCTCTTTATATAGTTTCCTAACGTCTGCCAGGATTGCTTGATTTATTTGCTCTGCTTTGTCGATTCTGGTATCTACTGTTCGATCTTGATAATAAAAATCCAGGTCAGCTAACAGCGCATAGTAATAGTTTATCGGGCAATTGGCTATTTTGTTACGGCAAAATGCTCTATATCGTATTATTTTTTGTGCTTGTGGAGTTTTTCCTTCTAGACTATCAAAGTATCTATTCAGACTCTTTTTTCCATAATTAGCAACTAATGGCTCACTATTAAACATATAGTCAATATTATTTTCTATTAAATTTATATTACTAATATAGTCATTCCTTATTTGGTGATCAATAGATTCAGTGCCAAAAATATCAAGCACTGACATAGAGGCATCTACATCTTCTAATAAGTACCCCTTGTTCTTCCTAGGTACAGTAAAGAAAGGAAAACTAAGTATAAAACCAAGGGGATAGTAAGTAGGAATGTGAAAAGGCTTTTCATATAAAACAGTAGGAGCATATTTAGCCATAGCGTGTAGAGGTTTCTCTACAGACGCGCCTTTTTGTAGTAATGTAATAGGCATATAAAGATCATAGAATAGATAATTCAATCCATAGTATGTCTCATATAATAAGCGCCAACGGAACGGAATAGCATCATAGAAAGGAAAGGTTCCTGGGTATTGAGCTATCTTTTCTAGTAAATATTGTTGAAAGGAATACTTGGTTGCCTTAGTAAAGGGGAACCTAATATATCGTAAGTCTACCTTATACGTTTCTTTTATAAAGGCGGTATAAATAGCAAGCCCCATCCAAGATGGGAGTTTAGGATATTTTTCCCCTATCTGTTGGATAGCGTATTGTTCTATTTCGGAATCTTCAAACGTAATAAATTCATTTCTAAAACCACCAATAATTTCCCTGTGTAAAATAGTAGAGTAGTCAAATTTAGGGGCTTGTAGTTTCCATAACGTAGAATTAGGGACTCTACAATACAACCTAGAAGCTATATTTTTGAAATCTGATTTCATTTTTGAATTTCAAAACTGTTTCAAAATTTTGAAATGATTAGTTTAGAGTAATGATTTGCGTCCATGGATATATAGGTTCTTTACATAGGTCAATATTTTATCATCACTAATTCCAAGGATTCTACATACGTTAGTAAATGATTCGGGATAATCTTGATCTCGTCTAATAAAGTAAGCGAAACTATGCTCTTTTAAGTCTGGTTTCTCGAGGTCTTCTAAAGCTACTTGTAATATCGCAGCATATAGTTTTTCTTCCCCTGTATAATCTTTTAAGTTCAAGACGTTTTCTATCATATTTACTCCTATTGTGATTCTTTATCAAACCAAAAACATTTTTCAGGTTTTTGTTTACAGTCTACATATGAACATACCTCTACATATTCCGGAGCACATA